AGTCATTCCTATTGCCATAAAGGTGAGTAAAAATATTTTCTTTATCATTGTTGTTAAGTCAGTAAAAATGGTACCGGAGTCAAAAGTTTTTGTAATTCAAAAGTTTGGAAGTTATAGTAGAGTTTTAAATTCAGGATTATCTTTTATAAATCCATTCTTTGATGAAGTAGCTAAGGTTGTCGGAACAACAAATAGTAATGTAAGGGCGAACTTAGCCAAAGACATCAGGGCGGGCAGATGTGTCCGCTTGGAAGATAAGTCGTTTGACTACTCACCTTACTTTAATCACACTAAAGCACTCACAGATCTTGTTGAGTGGAAAAATGACACTAGACGCGAGTGGGTTGATATGCTGACTAAAGCAGCAGAAAAAGAAACAGATAGCAACGTTATGCGCTTGCTGATTAAAGAAGCAAATAAACTAATGAAAGAGGTGACGAAATAATGGCAACGCTTTACGAATTAACTGGTCAATTCCTTGAAATTTACAACTTGGAATTAGACGAAGAAACGAAACTTGATACGCTTGATAGTATCGACTGGCAAACCGACTATGAGGAGAAAGTCGAAAATTATATCAAGGTTATGAAAAATCTTGAAGCTGATATTGAAGCACGAAAAAATGAAATCAAGCGCCTAACTGATTTGAACAAAGCTGACGAGAAGAAGAAAGATCACTTGAAAGAAACACTATCAGCAAGCATGAGCCTGACAGGTCATGAACGAGTGGACACACCGATGTTTAAGGTTTCATTCCGAAAATCTCAAGCAGTTGAGGTCGATGAATTGGTACTTCCTGAGAGCTACAAAGTTGCAACTTGGAAGCCTGATAAAAAACGACTCAAAGAAGATTTGAAGAATGGTCTTGAAATTGTCGGTGCAAGTCTAGTAGAAAGAAAGAATTTGAGTATTAGGTAAGAAGATATGAAAATCACTAAAGCAACAGAAATTACGAATGATGATGCCTGTTATCTGATTTATGGAAATCCAGGTTTTGGGAAAACGACTACTATCTCATTTATTCCAGGAAAGACGCTGGTAATCAATATCGATAAATCAGCCAAAGTATTAGCTGGCAATCCGAACATCGATATCGCAGATGTTGATACACATAAGATTTGGGATGAATGGTTAACCGTTGTTAAGGAATTGCTTCAAGGAGCAGGTAAGCCATACGATACAATCGTTGTGGATAACGTATCTGAATTATTCAGAGCGTGTCTTGCTAACCTTGGTCGAGACGGGAAAAATCATCGTGTTCCGACACAGGCAGATTACCAACGAGTCGATTTTACGATTTTGGACAGTCTACGAGCCTTGTTGCAATTAAATAAACGAATTGTGTTCACGGCTTGGGAAACGTCTGATCAATGGTCAGACGAGAATGGCATGATTTACAACAGGGCTATGCCAGATATTCGGAGTAAAATTCTGAATAACTTTCTTGGTTTGACTGATGTGGTTGCTCGTTTAGTTAAGAAGACAACAGATGACGGGGAAGAAGTACGTGGGTTTATCCTGCAACCTTCTGCAAGCGTATATGCTAAGAACCGTCTGGACGATAGAAAGGGGTGTAAGGTAGATGAGCTTTTCGCTCAGAGATTACCAGAAGGAACTGATAATTGATATTATCAAATCCATGAAGGCAGGCAATCGAAAGATAATGGTACAGTCCCCACCACGTTCAGGGAAAACAGTCGTGATGTCTTTTATTGCTAAAAATGCAACTGATAAAAATAAAAAAGTTCTATTTTTTAGTCATAGAAAAGAGATAAATGAACAAGTCCACGAAACATTCACTCGTGGAGGAGTAAATATCGACAACGTGATTATCGGAACAGTTGGAAGTATTGTACGTAGGTTGAATAAACTGCCTGAAGTAGATGTAATCCTTGTAGATGAAGCTCATCATATCAAAGCAAAACAATATCAGACAATCTTAAATTATTTCAATAATGCAACTCAATTATTTTTTACAGGAACACCTATCCGATTAGATGGCTCTGGGTTTCATGACCTAGCAGATGATTTAGTTGTAGGGAAGTCAATCCGTTGGTTACAAGAACATGGAAATATATCTGAGTTTGATTACTATTCAGTAAACTTACTGGATATGGCTAAACTTAAAAAACGTTCTGGAGAATTTACCAATCAGTCCATTGATGTGGCGTTTGATTCAAAAACCACTTTTGGAGACTATATCGATCATTACGAACGATTAGCAAAGGGAAAACAAGCTATTGTCTATACACATAGCGTAGAGTATGCTGAGAGGGTCGCAAAACGATTTTCAGAGCAAGGCTACCAATCTGCGGTCGTGTCTGGAAGAACATCACAGAATGAACGCGAGAGCCATATGCAAGCATTTAGAGAAGGCAAACTCACAATCATGGTTAACGTCAATCTTTTTACTGAAGGGATTGACTTGCCAAACGTAGATGTCTGCATTATGTTGAGACCGACTAATTCACTTTCCTTATATCTTCAATTTGCTATGAGAGCTTTGAATCCAAGAGAAGGTAAGAAAGCAATCTTGATAGATCATGTTGGAAATCACATCCGACACGGCTTACCAAATGATGACAGAGAATGGACGCTTGATGGTACTAAGAAGAAAAAGAAACCATCGGAACGTTCAACAATAACATGTGAAAAATGTTTTGCAACATTTTGGAGAGATCAGCTAGTGGACGGTTGTTGTCCTTACTGTAAAGCAGAGATTGTAGAAAAGAAAAATATTAAAGACATTGAACGAGATAAATCGGATGTTCAATTGGAAAAGATTAACCAAGGGATGGAATTCATCACCATTCAAGGGGAAAAAATAGAAGTCAAGACAGAAGAAGCGAAAGTGTATCGTCGCGTCAAGACCTATGGAAAACGATACACAAGATGTCAAAACTTGTCGGAACTGAAAGCATTCCGATTGCTCAATGGCTATCAACCAGGGTGGTTGTGGCACAAACAAAAAGAATTAAATTTATGGAGATAATAAACATGGCACTTTTTTCAGTAAATTATGAAGCAGCAGAACAATTTTCATCTATTGAAGACGGAACATACGAAGTAGTCGTAGCTCAAGCAGAACAATCAGCAAGTCAAAGCGGGACAGATTTTTTAGATATTCGTTTGAAAATTCGTGATGATTTTCAACAAAAATTCCGCAACAACCTGATTTTCGATAAGGTATGGATCAATAAGCAAACCCTTCAATATCCAGAATGGGCGTTACAACGATACGCTAAAGCAGTGAAAATTCCAGAAGGAGTTGAAGTAAACACAATCGAACAATTTTTAGAAATTATCAAAGGAAAAACTTTGAAAGTTACCGTTAAAAATGAACAATCAGAATATAACGGTAAGACCTACGATAACTTGAATATCAAGAAAATGGAGCAATCTGAGTTACCAGCTTACTCTGGAGCAGTATCGTCTGAACCTGCTCCAGCGAAAAACGATGATTTAGATTTGCCGTTCTAATCTATGGTTGGGATGGTAGATTACGCCCTTCATTATCAAAAGCTAGGTTACTCAGTCATCCCAATAGATAAAAAAAGCAAACGTGCAATTACAAAATTCAAGGATAAGACATTTAGCGAAGATGAAATTCGAAGGTTTTGGCACGAGCAACCGGATGCGAATATCGCATGGAGGACAACCGATTTCTTTGTCATCGATATTGATGTATCGGTGACTGAGAACGGTTATGAGTCTTTGAAAGAATGGGAATTGTCTCAGTATATCCCTAAAACTTTAACTGCTACTACGCCAAGCGGTGGAAAACACATTTTTCTTAAAAAGCCAAAAGGCATAGAGTTAAGTCAAGATATACGAGTGAAACCAGGGATTGATATTAAGGCAAACAAAAATAATTATGTATTAGTAGCACCAAGCAATAGCCCGAAAGGGAGATATGTTTGGGATAAAACAACAGATGTGATTGCTGAAGCACCGCAAGAAATAGTTGCAATCTTACAAACTTCTAAAAAAGCAAAAGAACCACTTAACTTCACAACTGATTACAGTCGAGGAGAGTTTTCTAGCAAAACTGCAAAACTATTCGAGCAAGTCGTTTTCGGTTTGGGTGATAAAGGTGGTAGAAATAATGCATTAGCTAGTTTCATAGGTGGTTTACTAATGCGCGGTGTGGATATAGACGCAGTATATTTACTTGCAAAAATAGCAAATCACTATACTTCAGACAGCTTACCAATGGATGAAGTAGATAGAACATTTGAGAGTATGGTTAGAAAGGAGATGGATAGACGAGGTGGCAGTTAACATTGAAGCAGTGAAACAAGAATACAAAAGTAAAGTTATACAACATCCAGCTTTTATTGAAAAAGCAAATGACTGGAGAGAAATTCGTCTAGCTTGTCGAAGCTATCGAGAAAACTGGCTTGAAAGCGTGAAGTGGAACGAAACCCAGTATGGTACAAAAGAAGAAAATAAGAATGCACCTACCCGATTGACTGAATTAGCAGTTGCACAAGGAATGGAACAGATTTTACATATCGTAAACCTACCGAATGAACGTGTGGCAATTTATGATCCAGACCACGGATATTATCATAAAGACCCTAGCTTTGCTTATAAAATCATCCGATTGTTAGAACCGAATTTTAGTGAAGCTAAGTCAAAAAATGTTCTCTTTATGCTTGCGTCCACTCCAAGATTAAATAATCACGAGGGATTCTCATGCGATTTTTCAATCGGGGAATACAGAGATCCTCGTAGGTTTATATTGGTGAAGAATGGGATATATGACAAGAAAGATAAATTGTTGCGACCATTCACACACGAATTTGTTGCATTCTCAACTATTGGGACTGAATACGATCATTTTGCTAAATCTCCTAAAATTGCCGGGTGGGATATTGATAGCTGGTTACTTGACCTCATGGATGGAGATGAAGAACTGGTCGAATTAATTTGGCAGGTCATCTCGGCCAGTCTGAATGGAAACTATTCTTACAGAAAATCCATTTGGTTTGTCGGCGAAGGTAATGATGGTAAAGGTACGGTTCAACAACTCATAACCAATCTGGTTGGTATGCGAAATGTTGCAAGTTTGAAACTCAATCAATTTTCAGAGCGATTCGCTTTGTCAATGATCGAAGGTAAGACCGTTATTATCGGAGATGATGTGCAAGCTGGTATCTATGTAGACGAATCCTCAAATTTCAACTCGGTTGTAACTGGTGAGCCCGTCTTAGTCGAAGAAAAAAACAAACAACCGTATACCACCGTTTTTAAAAAAACAGTCATTCAATCAACAAACGAACTACCACGGTTCAAAAATAAAACAAACGGTACATATAGACGATTTGCAATCATCCCTTTTAGAAAGTCGTTTTCAAGCCAAGAAGATAACTGGGCGATTAAAGATGACTATATCTATCGCGAAGAGGTGCTTGAATATGTTTTGAAGAAATCTCTTGAGATTTCATTTGATAGATTCATTGAACCTAAAGCATCTCTTGAGGCCTTGGAGGATTTCAAAGAATCAAATGATACTGTCAAGGCATTCGTCAATGAATGGTTTGATAAGTTTGAATCCACCCGCCTCCCATCAAGATTTCTGTGGTGGTTGTATCAAGAATGGTGCAAAGATGAAGGAGTGACTAAATTAACCAAGAGGAAATTTGAAACCCAGTTAGCGAAAAACGTTCCTGAAAATTGGGTGAAGAAAAAAATCAAGCCTTTGGGTCGATTCATCCCTTCAGTAGATGTTCCAAAACATTATGCCGGATTTTCTTGGATGGATGATGAAAGTCAAATGCTTACATCAGGGTATGAATTGGTTACCGTTTACCGTTAGGTTACCGTATGAATTTATACTACGGTAACCTGATTTAAGCTTTATGTACCAAGAGGTTACCTCTTGTTGGTTACCGTATTACCTTTCTTTTTTATTTTATACTATGGGAAAAACAATCAACATACA